TTGATACTTCTGTTGAGAGAGAGTATCTCAGAGAATTCTACACCAGTACCAAGAGTAATAACCAGCACCTTATTCTTGGGGACCACTTCTTCCTGGGTGGATTGGTATCCGATAGATAGTGGTTCTACTTCTGGAGAGAGGATTGGTTCTAGGGTAGATGGTTCTGGTTCCCCAGAAATAATCTCGTCCCAAGTCCAGATCAAGTTGGTGCAAGTGTATTGCTGACTTAACAGTTGAGAGTCCATGATGGTATGTCGTACGTATGTACTATTGGAGTGTTGCCTGTGACGTTACTGTAGTTGAACGTGTAGTCGGATTGTTCAGAACTGTGGTACGTGAACGTAGCTGCTGGTCCGATTTGAGGAAACTCACAACACTGTATTATAGAGAAGAATATAGTGTTGTCCGGATATGGAATGTAACAACCAAATGGTGGAAGAAAACATACTGATGGTTCTACTGTGCAGAAATTTAGGATTCCATCATTGTAGCAAGAATCAACATGCTGTTCTCCTGGTGGTGGTGGGTCGTATCCCCATCCCATACCAACTAGATGAGTTCCTGGTCCGATTACTTCGTACACTTGTTTTTGTGCAGGAAACGTATTGATTAAGTCTACTCTGCAACATTCGAGTCCACCACCTGTTGCGAATAGACTCTTAGCAACATAGACTGGTGGGAGTGTTCTATTGAAGGTTACACTCACTGGTCCTTGTTCCTGGGTGGCTGTTGTACAGAATCCCGTAGTAGCCATGTTGCAGAAGTCTGGATTGTTATCGGCATCGGTAAGGGTAACTGGACAACCAAATGTTGTAGACAATTTGACTCTGCTTACAGTCACTAAAGTGTCTGGTGCTCCTGGTGGGACTTCATTGGGTATGTAGTTACACAATGGGAAATTGTTAGTACCGGAAGTTACAGACACGTCGCTTTCTGCTTTGATTTGAGCAAGAGTCTTACCACCTAAACAGTAGGTAAGGATTTCTGAGTTTACACTGTCAACAGTTTTTGTAAAAGTTTTGTATCCCTGGACTTTAGCACCAGCATATAGACCGTAAGTAACAGAAACCCCTACAACGTAGGTGCAAACGGTAGTTCCGTATCCACAATCACGAAGGTACTTACCGACTGTTATGTTTGCAAGGATTGGAACAAAGACACTGGTGACAACTCTTTCTCCTCTTTCGGTGACTGCACCTGAACTCGAAGATGCTGTAATGACTTCTTCACAAGCACCTTCTGGACACAAGTCTGGTCTAGGTAAGTTTGGATCAAAAGAAATGTTTACTCTGTTTTTCTTTCGAGCTTTGATAGTACACTTAATTGACTCTGATACTTCGTAGCTCCAGTCTGATGTACATTGCCTAGAGAACCCACCGTTGGTTTGATACGTTGTGTTTCTAAGACAACAACCTTCTTTATACCACCCACCCCCAGGAAAAGTAAAAGTTGTGCTGCCTGACACTAGAGTAACACCGTTTGGAAATAATGTTTCTATGTCAGACAGTTCCACACAGCATTCTACTGGGGGTGGTTCTGTTGGACAGCAGTTAGCTAGGGCATTGAAACAACTCATGGACAAGCCTCGAATACAATCATCCAGCGGTGATCAACTTCTACAGCAACTATACGACGGTTTGCTGCAACTGTTTTTGTATCGTGGGGATTGAATGCAATCAACTGTACAGATGAGAATGTCCAATAGCTGGCACTTGGTACAGCTAAATTAAACAAACCTGAACTGTTAGGAGCAATGCTGTTGACTGTTCTACCGAACACAGATGTAGCTCTTTTTCTAGTCAAGTGGACTAAAGCGTGGCTACCGTTTGCTGTTAGGTTTCCAATCAGTTCTGCTCTACCTTTGACATCATACACCATAGTACCGTTGAAGATGTCAATACCTCTATAAGTAGTAAGGTTCGAACCTGGTCGAGTACCTTCCAACTTCATAAAAGATATGCCAGTAAGCATAACTGGGGCACACTGAGTACCACTGATTTGTCCTTGGGCTATTCCCCACTGAGGAGCAAAACCGTGAGTAGTACCATTGAACTCAGAAAACTTATTGACTTTAACAGCAGGGACTGCCGGTACTTCCTGGGGTAGGTTAGCGTCGTTGGTGTCGAACACTACGAATGGTTCTACAATGTAGACAACTTCGAAGGGTTGAATGATGTCAGTAGCAGACCCTGAGATATGTTGTCCCATGATCCGAACTTCTTCTGAGTGGAACCCTTTACTACCTACCCCAGTAGATAGTGGAGCAGGTTCGTTAAGTTCATTGATCCACCGGCTGGTAACAATGTCTCGGTATTTAGTACCAGGTTTGATAGCTCGTTTTGTCATAGTTTGAACTTGTCGAAGTCAATAGGATCGTAGTGTGTAAAGATGGTACGCAAGCTAGGCTTACGTATTTGTCGACCGTTGTTTGCTGTCATTATTTGTGGAGCATACTCGTAAGAGACAATACTCCACCCAGAATGAATACCGTTTTCGTCACCAAGTCCAGTTGCTGCTGCTGTTGTTGGGAACTCTGGTTCAAAGATTCGATCGTATTGTTGTGCAGTTAGTACAACTTTACTGTCACCAACCCACACAACTTCATCGTCTGGGCTGCTTAGTTTGTAGAACGTATCATCGAAAGCAAAGTTGTTCTTTACTTCAAACTCAAGAGTCACTGGTACTGCTTGATACAAATCACCTTCCCCAGAGTAACCGATAAACATTACACTTTCTGGTGCAAACCCAAAGAATTTCTTTTGGTTTACACACGTTATCATCCTAGAGAGTCGACGAATGTACGAGTACGTCAACTTGCTTGGTGGCATGTACTGGGTGATCTGGAACTTGAATGCACGAACGTAAACGTCGGCACCTTCAATACCATCTTCACTGTAACCAATCAAACCAGTCTGACCTACTGTGTAGGGTACAACTTCTCCAGCCGGTCTGTTCTTAGCTTTCTGACATTCTTTGACAATGGCTTTCTGAATCTTCTCGGTAGATACTGAACCGTTGAATGAGACTTGAGTAAACTTGGTACTGTTTTGTTCTCGGTCACTAGGTCCAGTATTACCACCACCTGCTCCAGCAGAACCACTGTTAGCTCCATTGTCATCTGGAATGTCGTAGGTTAGTTTGAGTTCCCAGGTGGTAAAGTTGATTTGTGTAGCCGACAAACTTGCAGCATAAAGTAGTTGAAAGTTGTCGTCGTCAATGTAAAACATGAACGTCAGTGGAACCATGCCATAAAACAATGGTAACATTTGTTGTTGAAAGACTTTATCGTCAAACAACATTTCAAAGCTAGTTCCTGGGAGAAGGTGCTTCTCTGCTAGATCGACAAACAAGTCTGATGTGACTCTAAAAACAAAGTCTTTGGTGATTGTTTGTCTGTTGATTGTGAATGAACGAGAATCACCAAGAACTTCTTCGAAGATGATGTCATTTGGTGTGTGGTCTGATGCCATGATGTTCTGCTTCTTCCTGGAGGACTTCTGTCAGTTCGTCGCTGCTATAGAAGTTGAATTTGTTCTTCAAGAATTCTATAGCTTGCTTACAATCAACGTCAACCATTATAGGTTGACCCTCACGGTTACAAATCTCACGAACAGGTGGTACTTTGACTGTCGAAAAGAATGATCGGTAGTCTTGGTAAAACAACCTGTACGTAGGCAGTCTGTGTTTAGCTATCACTGTCAATAAAGCATGAGCTAACTGTACACTGGCCTGTGCTGGAATCAAGGTACGCCTCCACCTAGTGAGAGTAATCGGTTGGTTTCTTGCTGAGCTTTCAATTGATCTTTCATAATATCTTCTTGTCTCTTTGTATCAACTCGGTAGATTGCTCTAGTCGACATTGCCGACCCAGTTAGAGCTTGAAGATACTTAGGAAGTTCTTTAGTTAATTGATCAGCAACACCCTGCCCCGGTTGTCCTGGGGTGGATGGTTTGCCTTGTTGTAGTCGATTGATTTCGTCTGTACGGTCACGCATGTTTTGTGTAAACTGGTCACTAAGTACAGTCATGGCATGAACCATATCTACACTGGTTTGTGAACTACGTCCGTTAGCTTGTCCTGCTGCCATGTTTCGTTGTCGAGCATTAGCAGTAGTATCGACGGCAAAGATGTTAGCAAGGTCTTTTTGTCTTTGCTTCATCGATGACTCCAAGCTACCTCTAGCCATAGACGATCTCATTTCGGCCATAGACTTAGTGGTTTGTGCGTCTCTTTGAATAGCTGCACCACTTTGTCCCGTCCCAGGAATTTCGCTAATGATTTGTCCGATCACTCTTTGGAACTCTGCTACAAACTCCATCAGTTGTTGATGAAGGAAAATAGCTCCTTGAAAGAATCGAGTAATAAAATAGTCAAGACCCTGAACAAACTTCATAGCAAAACTTTGTAACCCACCACCGGCTGCTCCTCCAGTTGCTGCACCAAAGATGTCTTGGAGTGAACTAAAGATCGGGCTAGCTACAACACCAAAAATCTTTGTGATGCCTTCGAAGATACTCATAATGATATTCTTGATGGACATAAACACTTGTTGAAGTGTAGTCCACAAATACCCTACATGTTCCATGAAGGTGTTCCAAGCAGCTACAAGTTGATTGCTGATGATGTCGACAATACCACTGAAAGCTGTTTGAAGTGCAGCAACACCCGTGCCAGTGTCTCCCTGGAGGAAGGCATTGAATGCTAGTTGGAATAGTTTCATGGCTGGTGCGGCATAGGTAAATACTTTACCTATTTCACCAAATGCTCCACTAATACCAGTACCGAGTGCATTGAATGCAGCAACTACCGAAGGAATCTTGTCTCCGAACATTAGCAAGATGTTAAACACCATGCCGACAAAGTTCCAAGAAAATACGAACTTTGTAACAGAAGCTGTAAGTTTAGCAAAGCCTACAGCTAGACTTAGGACTCCCTTACCACCAACAGCTAACGATCTACCCATAACACCTAGACCTTGGAACATTCCTGTAGTCCTGCTAGCTTTACCTAGGCTAGCTGCTTTTGCTGCTCTAGCTTGACTAGCTTGCATTGCTTGCTTAGACTTAGCAGCAGCTTGTTGGTACTGTTGTGCTTGTTGGGTGAATCCTCTTTGTTGTGCTGCTTTAGCTAAAGTAGCTTGATACTGATAGTTTCTACGCATTTTATTAGCGTGAAGTGTATATCGTTTTTGTCTTTCTTTATAAAATGCTGTTTCTTTTGCTGTTTGAAGTCTCTGACCAATAGCATTACCAAGACCTTTAACTGATGTTACAGCATTCTGTCTCTTAGCTATCTTGTCTCTCATTTGTTGCATCTTGAGACCTTCACTGACTAGATTCCTCATAGTCACACTAGATGCAATTCTAGATTGAGCACGTTGTTGAGCTGCTGCACTCTTTAACGCACCAGCTCTAGCATACGAGGCGTCAACTCTGGCTTGAAGTTTAGCTACTTTAGCTTTTTGTCTTTCATAAGCTTTCATTTCTCCAGATGCAACAGACGGCTTTCTTTGAGAAACAGACATCAATTGAGTTGCTGTTCCTTTGGCAGCACTAAGCAGACTTCCTCCCAGGAATTTAAGGCCACGACCTGCTGTTGCTACCAGTTGCAATGCTCTAGCTAGTCTAGCTAAAACAAAAGACAAAGTGATAGCACCAATGGCAGTTGCCCCAAATATTACTGGGGAGAGTAGGAAAGCAAGGATTAGTCCTTTGTATTTTACAGTAGCAGTTTCTGCTATAGTTGTTAGGTAAGCTAGTCCGTTAGTGAAGGCTGTGAATTCTTTTGCGTACAATTCGAAGATTGTAATACGAAGGGTTTCAAAAGCACTCGTTAGTCGACGGATAGCACCACCAGCACCAGACTCCATCAATGAGGCTGCTAATGCTGACTCAGCACCTGCATTCTGGATTTGCTTAATGAACTTGTCTACTCGATCCATTTCTTGGACAGCAGACGTAGCTCTAGCACCACGGATATTGAAGATGTCTTGAAAGAATGCAGCACGTTGTACTTTAGACATCCTGTTTGAAATCTTGAACAACTCGTACATAGTTGCTACTAGATTTTCATTACCTTGAGTGTCAGTAATGATTTGAAAGTTTGGTGCAATTTCTTTGAGTTTTGCTGAACTCTTAATCATGTTCAAGAGTGCTGTGTTTAAGCTTGTTCCAGCAAGGCTAGCTTTGAGTCCAGACTCAGACATTTGAGTTAGGAAACCAAGTAGAACTGGAAGCTCAATACCGAGATTGTTGGCAGAACCTCCAGCATACTTGAGAGACTCACGAAGGTCTTGTATTTCAACCGTACCTAAACGTGTGGTCTTTACTAGCTGAGAAGTCAAGCTAGTAATTTTAGATACACGTTGTTCGAGTGTATCGTTAGCACCAAACAAATCGAATGTACGAACAAGGTTAGCAACCATGTCGGCTGATTCACCGAGTGCATAGTTAGTACCACGGGCAAAATCGAGAGTACCTTTTAGACTAGCTTTGAGTTCGTCTGCTGAGAAACCAGCTTGTGCTAACGAAATAGCGGCGTCCGCTACTTCCTGGGAGGTAAAGGCCGTTGTACGACCTAGGTACATGATATGGTTACGAAGATCAGCAATAGTTGCTGCTTGTGCAGCAGTCTTGTTACCGAAGTAACCCATCTTGGCTGTGAGGTTTAGTATCTTGTCCTCGAAAGAAACAAAATCTTTAACTAAACTTCCCACAGCCATTTTGGTGACAATGAAACCAGCAGTAGAGTTGAGTGCAGTATCCCGCATGGATCGGGAGGCTTGCATCATCTTTGCAGACATACTCTTAACTAAGCCAGAAAATTTGGCTGTAGCTTGGTCTGCCAAGTCGATAACAATAACTGCCTTACCTGCCTGGATACTTTGACGACTCATGAGTTGTAGTCTCCTCTACTTACTAAGGTTGCAACCGCAGATTGTACTGCGGCTTTACCTGTGCCTGGTTTTTGTTTGCGGACACTCTTGGGAAGGAGTTCCTTACTTTGTGCAGAACAAGCCCAATTGATTTGGTCTCGTTCGTGTGCTATATGCTCGATGTACATTATCTCACCGAGCGTCTTGTCGTCTACTCGGATGCCTCTGGACTCGACTCTGTAGACGATTTCGACGATATTTGCGATTCGAGACTCAACTGTCTCATTTCTCGTTTCATGATTTTCCACATCTCCAAAAGTACCCCCTTTTTCTGGGGGCTGGAAAAATTTACAACAGCTGCCCAGAATGCTTCTCGGAAGTTCTCGATAGCTTCTAGTTCTTCGTCGAGCAGTTGTAGGAACTTTTCCCAGTCGAACGAAACGTGTGGTTCAAGGTAGAACCAACACAGACGAAGAGCAAGATCGTCATCGTTCAGCAGATTGCTGATTGTCTTTTGTGTTTCTTCTTCGTTGACGAACAACTTGAGAATGTTGATGTCGAACTTTTCTGGGAGGACGTTGTATGCGGAACTCCAGTTGATGATGATGGGATAAGCTTTTTCATGGAATGTAAACTTAGCGATGTGTTTGGTCACAATAATTTTCCTAACGAGTAAGAGGGACAACAAAAGTAGTTTGAGAAGTATACCGTAGAGAAGGTAAATCTCAAAAGGTAAAAGACTTTGAAACAATCTCATAGAGAGTATAAATTGCCAGAGGGAGTGAGGCTAGGATAAACCAGACAGCAAATCTCTCCAGTGGAGTGCGAGTCGGAAACATAACGAGAGTCCTAAAAAGAGGGTAGTTCAGCACTCTACCCCACCCAGGAAAGACCTAGGTAGGGTAGAGTAGGTTATTAACTTTGGCTTTGGTTAAGATCAGCCACCGTTCTTGATGATTTCGTTGAGGGCTTCAAGCAAAGCTACTCGATCAAATCCACCCATGCCGGTGACAACAGGTTTGTTTCGGCGAGTAGACAATGCTCTGGTTTCCCTTGGAATTGGTGAAGCTTCAACCAAACTGGTTAGAAGGCTGTCAACTGTGTCAGCACCCAGAAAACCAATCAAAGGTCCAACGTCGGTGAAGATCTCTTCTGCCGTTGTGTTGTTGATTGCTTTGTAGATCGAGTGTGACTTGATGGCTTCGATCAAAGCTTTCGAATCAAGAGCAACAAAAGCCCCTGGATCGTATGTTGTGATCGTACCAGCCGCAGCCGTTTTTACTGGGGTGATTTTGCAACCAGATCGAACACAAGCTGCTGGCTTGAGTTTGAAGTTCTGCTTGGCTGGTCCAGACTCAGCACCTGTGATGCTTCGATCGAAGCCTCGAAACTTTCCTCGAAACCCTACATTGAGGAGTTCAGTGAGGTATCCTGTCAAGATCAAGATGTTTCGAGCGTAACTTCCAGTTCGTGCAGAATTCAAGTAAATGTAGCCTTCGTATCCTGGTTCGACAGCTTGTTCACCTGAAATTTCCAAGTCAGCTTTGCTTTCGGTATACTGCTTGTATAGTTGGTCTGGGTCACGAACTGAGAGTTCTTCTTCATCTTCGGTCTCGTTGATCGACAAGTCACCAGTGATTCCTTTGTGAAACACCCATACAGGTGTAGCACAGTTTGAACCACCGACTGCTGCTGGATCGTCTGCGGTATCGTAATAGAGGGATACTTCACTACCCTTCTTGTCACAATTGATAAGCTCTGTGGCTCCTGGCATAAAACATTTTCCTTGTTGTTAGAAATTAAAAGCTTGTCCAAGGCTTACACTAAATTCCCTGGGGATGGCTCCCTTAGCAATTAGTTGCTTGAGAGTGTGACCCATGTAGGATCGTTCAGGGTAGTTAAAGTAAGCCTTCTGGCTGAAAAAGGTTCCACCAAACTCGTGGATATGAGGAACAGGTTGATTGAAGAAGTCACTACCAGCAAACTTAACAGGTCCAACTAAGGCTGTGTTCTGGAACGTGACAAACTCAATCACCCTAAGACCACCCCTTGACTTAGCGTAGGGCGGTTTTCCTGGGGGTGAGGTTTGTTTGCTGATTCGGAGGGACCGTATACAGGCTCCTCTTACTAAGGCAGCTACTTTGTTGAGTCCTCGTCTCTTGCCTTTGTCTACTGTGTAGGTAAACTTTTGGAGATAGAAAACTGATTTGTAAAAACCTTTGAACATAGCTAGCAGACCTGTGTACTAAAGATGAACTCAGTTGAGGAAAGAAAGTTTCGTTGGTTCATTTCGATTTCGACTGGTGGTTGTGGATCAGCCGAAACAAAATCGTAACTACCCCATCTAGTACGGATGATAAACAAGTCTAACTTTTCTCTCAGTTCAAGAATCTTTGTTACTTCACCCCAGGGTGCAACATCATTCTTACTGAAATCTTCGAAAGGAATTACGAGTGTAATACCAATCTGGAGGTTAGCTCGAATGGATTGTACTTGTCCTCGTTTGAGTGCACCTTCTTCGGGATACGAAGTAAATAGTGGTAACACAAACAATCGTTTGGCTTTGGTAGCCATGACGATTTCTGGGTCGAGACAAGTCTCAGCACTTACGTAACCTGGGACTTTGTACACACCCCACTTGTTGGGGTTGCTAGCGTTGATTGTGTTTGCAATGAGTTCAGCAAGTTCAGCTAACACAGTCTATCCTTTCGTTCATGACGAGAACAATCTTGCGACCTTCTCCGTCGTTTGAAAAGTTACTACCTTTGGTATCAAGGACTAGCTCGAAGGTTCTCCTGGTGTCAGGATCAGCAATTTGCAGTCCTCGAACTAATGGTAGTTCGAACTTAGTAAAGATTTCTCGATCAATCATTATGTGGTATCTAGGTGCTTGAATCTTGACTGAAGCAGAGTCAAAGACTTGTTTGCACTCAGTGATAACACCCTTGATTGGGTACATAGCTTGACCTGGAATACCAATCAAAAGATCACGTTCAACGTGAGCAGCAGATTGTTTATACAGGAAATCCAGCCCCCAGGAAAGAATGTTCATACCACACTCCAAATTGTAAAAGAAACATCCCTCGATGTTTTTAGAGAATCAGCGGAGCTGTTCTTCTAAAACATCCCTCTAGTAATCAGACTAGCTAACTACTAGAGGGTAGAAAAGACAGAGGCAGGAACGGGAGACGGGAATGTTTTTAGGAACTATTAAAGTAGTTCTCTAAAACATTTAGTTGAACGTCGGAACGGTCCCGATTGCTGGGGACGGTTCTTGGGTGTTCATGACTCGAACTACTGTAGCACCTGCTGGAGCAGCAAGAGCTTTGTTCGATCCGTCGAGGGAGACAGCTCCGGTTGGAATAACTGCCGTACCCAAGATGAAACCGTTGGTGGGTGCTGCACGAACTGCACCACCGACACCGGCCACAACCGATGTGACATCGTAGCTCCACCATACGGTGGCATTCTGAATGATGTCAGCTGCAAGAGTTCCACCGATCTTGGCTTCGATGATCCAATCCATCACCAACGTCCCTTGTTGTCCTGGGAGGATGACGGACTGGGCGATACCGACTCGACCACCATAGAGAACTGGTTCTCCTTGAAGGATCGTGCTGCCGGTCGTGTTGTAGTAGTTGACCGACAGTTCACCACCCTGTTTGATGACAGTTGGTGCGTCGTATCGTTCGAGTCTCACTGGGTCTGCGACCCGATTTGGAGTGCTAACAGGCATAACTAAATTGTCCTTGTACGAAGTTGTTTGTGTCTGAAAAAGAAACTATAGTGTTACTATAGTTTCATTGAGTTTGTGAAATGCAACCTAGCCGACTAGCCGTTGAATCGACCGATTGCTTCTCGTTCTCGCTTGTTGATTTCAACGTCCCAGTATCCTCGAACACCAGACCCAAGCATGTTTCCTGGGAGGTCGATGGATTCGACGGTTGGTCGTCGTTGTCCACGCAAGTAGGTGATCGAGTAAGGGCTGAATCGTTGTGACGAAGGCCACAGCAACCAGGTTCCTTCACTCACAAACGTACCGGAACCAAGCAAGCTGCTGTTGCTCATTTGTGGGAACACAGCTTTGTCAAGTTTTCCGAACCAGAAGTTCTTGTCACCAGTCTTGACACCGTTCGAAGCTCCAGTCTCTTGAACAATCCTGTTTTGATCCAAGATTTCCCAAGCATTTTCTTCACCGGTGATCGAGGTGATAAGAGTCCATCGGTCGTTGATGAGGTTGACGTAGTTCTTGCCACGGTCCTCATTGTAGGTACGGAGAGCATTGTAGGCCGTCGAAAGGTTTGCTCGGTTGAGTGCAAAGCTGGTTCGACTGTTGTCAGCATTGACCCAGAATAAACCAGCACCAGAAGCTTCAACAAGCATCAACTTGCCCAGCTTCATATCTGGAACAATCAAAGCACCTTCGACCATTGCACCCAACATATCGGAGATAACTCCCATATCGTCGTTGTAAATTTGTTCACGATTGAACACAACAACTTGGCCGCTGGTCGTCAACTTGCTTCGATATTCGGTTTCTTTTCCGAAATCAGTCATTTCGAGCTTTCCGTCTCGTTGGACTTCGTCCCAAATCTTTCCACCACCTGGACGGAATCGTTGGGTTTCACGGAAGTCCTTGTTGGATTCTTCCTTGAGATATCGAGTGGCAAACGGTGGGTTGATTTCCCATCGTTCTTCCATCATCATATCGGTGGTTTTCTTGAGCAAGTTTGGCATATCAATCGTGCTGTAAGCAGCAGCATTGTTGATGTTCAAACTTACCTGTCGAGCCGAGTTCTTGACAGCTTCGCAAACAAATTCAACGTCGCTGAATCCACCGAATCGTTTGGAAGTTTCAGCAGAGTTGGCAATGTTGACGAGTGTTTCGATAAAACCCCATCGTGGTCCATTGTTGGCAAGATCGATTGACTTTTTGTCGATACCGTGCTTTTCCAACGTCTCAGGTCGGACACCGCAGGAAAGAGCAAAGTGAGCCAAGATGTTTGAACCTTCACCACCCGCACGATTTCCTGGGGTGAGGTTTGGTACTTGTGGTAGACCGTTGTTGAACATGTCGAGTTTGATGGAATTCTCGATAGCTTCGAGTCCGTGTCCCTCGTTCAAGCACTTTTCGATGTGTGGCAAATACTTTGGGTATTTGTTCATCAACAAACTGATCTGGACGATCTCAGCTCGGTTGCCAGAATTTTGAACCACTGGGGTAGGAGCAACAACAGGAATCACAACTGGTGCAGGAGCAGCCGGTGGTGCTGAGTTTTGAACAGGAGCAACAGGTGGAACAACAGGTGGAACAGCAGCAGGTGCTGGTGGAACCACTGGTGGGGTTGCAGGGGGTTCAGCGGGTGTAACAGGTAGAGCAGAGTTCAAAAGCATTGTAATAGCTTCCTTGTTTAAGAGACCGAAACTGGTATTGGAGTCACGACCACTCATTGTGACCGTCATTTCTTTGAGAACAGAGCGTTCAGCAACGTACATAGGTCCCGTTACTTCACGATTATTGACAACACGTTTTTGTCCTTTTTCGAGGAACGTGATATCTTCTTGATTAGGGATTCTGAGTCCCATACTTGCTTCGAACGGAAATCCGTTCTTGATAGCTTGTACAACAGTATCGGTTGTACTCGATGGAAAAGATGTCACTCCCTCCCCAGAAAGATTTGTGTCAGTCTTACTGATCGTTGTCGAGTGGCCAATGGGTTCCCAATGCTCGTAAAGGATTGGTACGCTATTCTTGTAGGTAATACCTGACAAGCTATAGATCATTGGATGCTTGACACCGTAATCAGAAAGATTAACAGGTTGCCCAGAGTAACCAGCAAACGACAGCTTAGTTAGGCTGCCGTTCTCCCCTGGGGTGGTAGTAGTTGTTGTTGCAAGGTTGAATACTGCTTCGCCAACTGCTGGCTTGTGTTCTTCCGTCTTGCTGTTGTCACGAGCATTTCGGATGATCTCAAGCCGTTTTGTGAGCTTCATGATCGTTTCTTTCTTTTGCTTGAGTTCTGGGTAGTATCTTGTTCTGTCGGGTCATCTTCGGTGTCGTCTTCTGGATCGTCTTCGGGTTCTACTTGCATAAGACTCGAAGCTGCTGAGACTCGACCTAGTGTGAGTATCTTGCACATATCACTGTACTCGATTTCAAGTAGGTCTGCTTCTCTTTGAATTTCTCGACGTGGATTACGTCCTCGTTCAGTGTAGTACCTTACAAGGGTCGTAGCTCCGGTTTGAAGATCGGTAGCTGTGCTGTTGCTAATCTTCTGGGGGTCGGGGTGGTTAAACACTTGAGAATAACTCAGAGTGTAAGTCAGCCCTTCTTCCTTAACAAATCTTAGTGTTTTGTCTTGGAAGTAGTTTTTAGTCAATGCTCCGGCTGTGAACCAGAGCTTGACCATACGGTGTACTACAGGAGCAAAATCTTCTCGGTCAATGTTGATGGTGTTCTTCCAAGGACCGAAGTCAACTTGGCTAGAAGCCATGTTGTATTGCCGACTGTTACCTGTCGCTAAGTTGACAGGCATGTTGATACAACGAGCAGCAGCACCAACCATTGCATCAAGAGCTTCTGCATCTTCGGCTGTAGTACCTGAATACGACAAACCTTCGAGCGTAGCTCCTGGGGGGAGAGTAGGGACCATTCCTGGTTCATACTCCCATTTGCCTGTAGGCATCCCTTCGGCATCTTCTTTACCCCAAACAGTTGGGTCAAGTTTAATAGCCATTGGAATTGCCGACCGAAACTCAGCACTACGTATGATCGAGTCTAAGTATCGTTTGACACTAGGGAAGATACAAAGTGCTGGGGAACATTCGGGTATGCCACAGATCATGTTAGCATACTTATTTTTCCACCAAAGAATGATGTCTCGTACATCGTATTCTTCTCCGGTGTCTAAATAAATTCGAATTGGTTCCCAGTTTTCACTGTACTCAATACCTTCCCACACTCGTTCAAGTGCTCCCTTTCCTACAGGATTTTGGAGCTTGTCAGCTGAGATAACACGGAGTCCGAGTTTGACTTCATGTTCGGTGTTGACCATTGCAAATGGAATTCCGATGCCTACTCCTGTTCTTGCTGCTTCTCGTCGAAGTAATCGAATAGAAGCACCTAGACCAGTTTCTTGGCAGAATTGAACCCACTTGTCTTCGATGTTAGTATTAACGTCTGGGTCAGAAGCACCACCGATTAAAAGTGGTGAAGGTCCAACACAGTCGTTAGACAAGGTATTGAGAATACCGTGGTAGTGACTACCTTCTTCATCTTGTTCCATTGAGACATACATGAGTTTTCTTCGAACCCAAGGATGTCTAATAGCTTTTAAAAATCGGTCTCTTGGAACCTCGTTATAAGGTTGAATGTCTCGGTTCTTAATAAGACCGAGATTTCTGAGTGTGTTGAGAATCAGTCGTCGCATGGTGTAATTCCTACGTCCTCACAACTGCACCCGTTTTTGGGTACAGCTTTTACAAAAGTAAAATTATTGAGAAAAGGTTTTCGAGTACCACGAGAGTTAGCTGCTTTAATCAGTTCAGCTAGACCGAACTGCTCAACTTCTTCCTGGGGTGTCTTTACTCGTTTTGGACCGACAGCGGCTTGGATAGCCTGAATGTTTTCTTCGAGTGACATGGTAGTCCTAGTTGTTGAAAGCTGCGTACTTCTGAACTGCTGGACCGTATAGAATTATACGACCTGTTGTGGAGTCTCTGAGAGACCAAAACATACATTTGTCGGTTTGTTCGGCAACTGATGAAAGAGTTACAGAAACAGAGTTAGTGACTGAGGTTAGTCCTGTGACTACCAACAAGTTCGTCTTGTCAGATTTCTCTAAACAAAACGTCATCGGTTGACCGTCGAAAGTACCACTAGCTAAAGTAATTAAGTAAGTACGAGCTTCATTGTTGAAGAATGTAAATACATTTTTCTCTAGCAGAGTATTATCGAGGTTGATGAATGCTTCTGGTGTAACAGTAACAGAAGCTCCACCACCACCCCCACCCCCAGAAGGAGCCAAACTCAAGGCTTGAACGGTCCAACGAACTAGACTTGTACCAGAACCGACAAGCATAAATGCAAGGTCTGTTACTAGCTGAGCCGTGGCTGCCGGTATCCTGGTGAGTAGTGTAGTTGTGTTGGCTAGTGTGTCGAATAGGTTTTTACCTGCTGTGTTGACACCAAAGCTAGACAAGTTTTGAGTCCACACTCCTGTTACGATTTCTGTTACTGCATCAGTAGCTAATGCACTAGCGGTCATTACATTCGGTTGCATTTGGTGAACATCAACTTGTACATGCCCAGAACCAGCACCTGTAACTCCAATCGTCCTGTTGGAATTGTTGCTAATAATCCATCTGTCACCAAATGAACCGTTGACCCAACCACCATTAGGCATAGCATTCATAACAGCATCACGGTTTTGGTTAGCTGTAGGAATGTCTCCGACTGCTGCTGGAAGTGCTGGTAGTCTGGTGTCAATACTGTTGACAGTTGTTTGTACTGACTGTAAAACAGTTAGTGTGTCATAGTTGACGACAGACCCGATCCACTCAATATACCGACTTTCTCCTGACACTGTACCGGACCCAACAATTCGCAAGTTTTCCTGGGGGTGGGCATTTGATACAGAGTAGGTGAATATGTATCGACCCGTGGACGGGTTAGTGACACTACTGAGATTGGCAGAGCGTGACGTGCCAGCAGCATTTGAAGCTGTAACTGTTGGTAGTGTGTCAAGGTTGACAAGTTTTCCTTCATTATCTCTAACGACAATCGTGAAGGCGTAAAGTGTTGATCCAGCATCGGGAATCTCCAGGAGAGGGGAACCGTAAATGTTAATGAGAGCAGACAGGTTATTGAGGTTTCCAATTGCCGTATTAACAGTGGAAATTGGAAGGTCAAGATTGAGCAGTCGAGTGTCGTTGGCAAGGAGTGGGTTGGTCGGAATAAGGTTGATCGGAGCATTGAGGTTTGCTAGCCGGGCATCATTTGACAACAATGGTGTTGTTGGAATCGAACCTACTGCTGCATTTAGGTTGTCAACAATCAATTTACCTACACTACCAACTGTTGTGAGTGTGTTTGTGAGTGTGGCAAATATAGCTGCAATACCAGCACTAGATAAAACAACTCCAGTTGCTTGAGTAATGTTGGTTGGACTAGCTATTGATCCTGGGAAGGTGACAGCAGCAGAAGCATTGGCCGTTTGACCAGCAACCTGAGTTACGTTTGCTTTGACGTTTCGATTCTCAAGTGAGAACGACTTGAGCTTGACCCTGGTTAAATCTTTGCTATCTACTGTTCCTGCGGTGAAAACTACGTCGTAATCTTCACCTACGACATATGCAGCATCAGCAGACGTATCAATGACTACCATGTGAAACCCTGCCTTACCATCGTAATCAATGGTAGTGGTGATACCAGCAGTAATCTCCGTGGTGCTGTTTTTGTAAACAGCAAACGTAGGAGCAATGCTTGGAGTAGTCGGAACTAAGGCTTGGTTGAGTGTATTGAACTTGATCCGAATACCCGAACCAACTGGGAAATCACCGTAATAGTCGTTCATGTTTAGTTGATTAAAGGATGGTTCAAAGGATCAAATACACCGCCACCGCCACCGCCACCTGCACTTTGGATTGCTCCGATGTCTATCGACGATGCAGCAACGGACACACCGTTTCCGATCGTAGCTGGTGACTTAGGGAAGCCTTGACCAACTATTGCCGATCCTGGCCCATAGTTTGCCGTAGACCTGCTGACATACGTTGGCGTCACGGCAATGCAATTTCTTTCAAGCACCGATCCCGCCGTGGTAAAATTGCCGCTGGTATTGGCATCGCCGCCCGATCCAAAGTTACAACTTTCGGCCCTGACAGTTGGCAACTCACTTAACTGGCTTGTCCTAATGCCAAACGCTCCGCCTTTTGTGAAATTGCAATTAATGAACATGACGGTCCAGCCGCCAGAACCAAAATTACTAGTTGAAAAATTGTCAGTTGACGGGCTGTCGAAAGTGCAATCAACAATGAGCGAACCCGGACCTGAATTGTTAATCAGTAGATTTTCGTTCGCCTGATCGTGAAAAAGACAACGAGAAAAAAAGTTCCCGCCCGCATTGATCCGAACAGGGTTAGAGTTTGAACGAAACACCGAGCCGTAAGCGACAATTGGCTGCGTTGTGTCTGTGGCAAAGCTAGTGCAGTTTTGAATGGCTGAGTTAATAAGCCTAGCACCTGTCGTAAGGCCAATACGCAGTTGATTGGTTGCGTGCCCGAGTATGCACCGATTAAGAGTCAATACTCGACTGCTACCACTACCTGTCGTCGAAATCCCGTTTGCCAACGTCTTGGTTGCGTTTGTGTTTTCAAGTGTAATGTCCTCAACGTACAGTTCAGAAAAACCAGCACTATCCCACTGAATTGCCGTCGTGTTCGCTGTGCATGTAAGCCTTCGAGATGTACCAACAGTGTTGGACCTAAAAACCGCATAGTTGCCTGCGTTGGGCCCGCTGATGCTCAACGTGCTAGTAATCGTCTGATCGGTTTCAAGTAAGCACTCCCAGCCGGGACGCCATCCGTTAGCCGACAAAAGAGTCCTAGATGATGCAGCATCCAAGGTTGCTCTCTTTCCTCCAATTGCCCAAGTCTGGCCTGTTGCAGTCACACCGTAAGCCAAAGCAACTGTCACGACTTTGGTTGTATTGTTTACCCCAGTGATTTTCGCAAATTGCCGACCGCTCGATGTCGACACCCACAGGCAAGCCGAGCCGTCAGTTGCGACACCAGAAAGATC